AACTATCTGGAGACTGTCAGACGTGAGCTTTCCCAGCTGAGCCTGTCCATGCAGGAGAAGATCGACGATGCCTATGTGGAGGACGGTTTCCTTTACATGACGTCTGAGGGCGAAGTGGTCGTCGGGCCGCTCGGGCCTTTCTCCGGTACCGGAGGAGGCGGCGGGGGCGGCACCTCCGGGAACAATGCCCATATCACGCTGACCAATAAATCCGGTTTCCTGTCCCGGACAATCGCGCAGGGCGATTCGTGCCCGGTGACAATCAACTGGACATCGGAAGAGGATGAGATCCCGACCGGAAACGGCACCATGAAAGTGACCGTGAGCGGCGTGGTGAAGGCCATGATCGATATCAAGCAGGGCGATGTGGTCGTAGACATTGGCCCGTATGTATCAGCGGGAACATCGGTGGTCAAGATCAATGTGTCTGATATTTATGGGAACAGCCGCACTTTAAACTTCTCGATCACCGTGGTGGTGCTCGGCCTTTCCTCGAGCTTTGATGATTCGGCAGCCTATACCGGGCCGATCAGTTTTCCGTACACACCGGTCGGAAATATCCAGAAGAATATGCACTTCATTCTGGATGGCAGGGAGATCGGCACAACCGTGACTTCGGTTTCCGGAAGGCAGCAGTCCTTTGCGATCCCGCAGCAGAGCCATGGTGCACACAGCTTTACCGTGTATTTTGATGCGGAGATTAATGGCCAGACGGTGAGGTCAAATGAGCTGTATTACGAGATCATCTGTCTTGAGACCATGAATCTGACACCGATCGTGACCTGCAGTTTCCATTCGGAAACGGTGAAGCAGTACACGACGATCCACATCGGGTACTCCGTGTATGATCCAACTTCCATGAATGCGGATGTGGTGATCAAACGAAATGGTGTGACGATCTCTACGCAGACAGTCGGAAGAAGCAAACAGGATTTTGCTGTCCGGATGGATACGGTCGGTACCTTTACCTTTGAGATCAGCTCCGGGGAGGCCAGCAGATCCTTTACCCTTGAGGTCACGGAATCGGATATTCAGATCGAGGCGGAGACAGAAGCGCTAGCCCTGTACCTTTCGAGCAACGGCAGAAGCAATACTGAGGGAAACAAGTCTGTCTGGGAATATGGCGATGTATCCGCCCAGCTTACGAATTTCAACTATGCCTCCGATGGATGGCAGAAGGACGAGAAGGGCATCACGGTGCTCCGGGTGTCCGGTGATGCCAGGGTGCAGATCCCGTATCATCTGTTCGGGACAGACTTCCGTACCTCCGGCAAAACCATCGAGCTGGAATTTGCTACCCGGACAGTCATGAACTATGATGCGGTGATCTTATCCTGCCTCTCCGGTGGTAGAGGGCTTTCCCTTACCGCACAGAAGGTACTTCTCAAATCCGAGCAGAGCGAGATCGGGACACAGTTTAAGGAAAATGAGCATGTCCGTGTTGCTTTTGTGGTAGAGAAGCGGACAGAGCACCGGCTGATTTACTGTTATATCAACGGCATCATGTCCGGAGCGGTGCAGTACCCCGTGAACGATGACTTTGCTCAGACGGAGCCGGTCGGCATTTCCATCGGCAGCAACGAGTGCACCATCGACCTCTATAACATCCGGGTCTATGATAACGACCTGACGAGAAGCCAGATCCTCGATAACTGGATTGCAGACACACAGGATGTGGAGGAGATGCTGGCTCGGTACCAGAGAAATCAGGTATACGACGCCTACGGGAATATCGTGAAAGAACAGCTCCCGCCGGATCTGCCATACCTCATTTTGGAGGCAGCAGAACTTCCGCAGTACAAGGGAGATAAGAAAACGGTGAACGGTTCCTATGTCGACCCACTGCATCCGGAGAAATCTTTCACCTTTACCGGTGCTCAGTTCGATGTACAGGGAACTTCCTCTCAGTACTATGAGCGGAAAAACTATAAGGCCAAGTACAGGAACGGTTTTGTGACCTCGAACGGGTCAACCGTGGATGACTGGAAACTGCGCGATAACTCCATTGCGGTGGCGACCTTCTGCTATAAAGCGGACGTTGCTTCCTCCGAGGGAGCTAACAACGTGGAACTGGTCATCCTTTATAACGATGCCTGCCCATACCGGACGCCTGCACAGCAGGAAGATTCTCGCGTGCGGCAGGGCATTGACGGTTTTCCGATCGTCATCTTCTGGCATGATACCGTGAAGGATGAGACGAGCTTCATCGGGAAATACAACTGGAATAATGACAAATCGACCGAGGAAGTATTCGGGTTCCGGGATGATGACGAGTCGTGGGAAGTGCGAAACAACACGGGCGACCGTGTTTTGTATAAGAGCGCGGACTATTCCGGTGACGCATGGCTGAATGACTTTGAAGCCCGTTTCCCGGATACGGAGCCGCCCTATACGGACGCTGCCCAGCTGCAGGAGTTTGCCGAGTGGGTGGTCAGCACGGATACGGAGAAAGCGACCGGGGCAATATTGCCTATACCTGTAACCTACGGAGAGGAAGAGTACACCCACGATACTTCCGAGTATCGGCTGGCGAAGTTTAAGGCAGAGGCCGGAGATTATATGGAGCTTGAGAGTGCGGAGTTCTATTACCTGTTTACCGAACTGTTCCTGATGGTCGACAGCCGGGCCAAGAATATGTTCCCGTCATTTATGGGAGGTGACATTACAGGATGATTAATACAGAGGAAATCTGGAAACCTATTGAAGGCTATGGCGGCAGGTATGAGGTTAGTAGTCATGGGCGGATTCGTAGTTTTGCCATTGACTCAAAGAACGGGAGAATCATAAAAGGAGTGCGTTCGAAACTTGGTTATCAGGTGGCACGCTTATATGACGGAAAGAGGAACTCTAAGTGGATTCCGATTCACAGACTTGTAGCCTATGCCTTTCTTGATAACCCAGCCGGGCTCCCTGAAGTAAACCATATAGATGAAATCAAACATCACAACTGGGTATCAAATCTGGAATGGTGTAGCCGAGCATATAATGTTAACTATGGCACAAGAAATGCGCGGTCTTCAAGATCGCACATATGTCATGAAGCCTTATCACTTAAAGTTGGCTCTATAGATGAGAACGGACTCGTGGAATACTTCGACTCTATCGGAGAAGCTGAACGCCAGACCGGATGTAGTCACAGCAATATAATAAGAACCCTGAAAGGGAGAACGAACCACTGCGGTAACAGGCAGTGGTTTTATTTATGATTGGAGGTAGCAGATGAAAAAGAAGATTGTATTTCTCCCTTACGATTTTGATACCGCCATCGGCATCACAAATGAGGGCGTGCTCGCATTTTCCTATAACCTTGAGGATACGGATAAAACAGAATCAGGCGCAGATGTATTTAACGGGCAACAGTCAGTTCTTTGGAAGAACATGCGGGCTGCCTTTTTTGATGAAATGAGAGCCATGTATCAGAATCTGCGCTCCACCGGGAAACTTTCTTATGAACTGGTGGAGCGTATGTTTGAGGAGCATCAGGCCAAGTGGCCGGAAGCGATCTTCAATGAGGATGCCTGGTTTAAGTATCTGGCCCCGCTGGTGGAGAAAGGCAATGCGTCGTATCTGTCCATGCTGCAGGGATCGAAGGCAGAGCAGCGGAAGTGGTGGTTATATAACCGCTTCCGCTATATCGATTCCAAATACAATGCCGGTGATGCGCTTTCAGATGTCATCACCGTCCGCGGCTATGCCAAGTCCGATATCACCATCGAACCTTATGCGGATGTATATGCCTCGGTGAAATACGGTTCCTATCTGGTACAGGATCGGGCCTCCCGTAACCATGAGACGACACTAGAATGTCCGTTGGATAACGTGAATGACACTGAAATCTATATTTTTTCGGCGTCCCAGCTCGCCTCCGTAGGAGACCTGTCCGGCCTGATGGTCGGCTATGCAGATTTCTCAAAAGCAGTGAAGCTGCAGGCGCTGAAGATCGGTGATGAAGCTGAAACCTACAGCAACGGAAACCTGACGGAACTGTACCTCGGAAACAACGAACTCCTCCGTACGATCGATGTCAGAAATTGCCCGATGCTTTCACAGGCCGTGGATCTGTCTGGCTGCGCGAATATCGAGCACATCTATTTCGATGGCACGGCGATCACCGGTCTGGATCTTCCGAAGGGTGGCATCATAAAGACGCTCCATTTGCCGGGAACACTGGCCAACCTGTCGATCATTGGGCATCCGGGGATCACGGATTTCGTGCTGCCAAGTGAAGAGAACCTGACGACGCTCCGCCTTGAGAATATCGGCAGTGGCATCAATGTGAAAACCATGCTCGGGAGCCTGCCAGCAGGATGCCGTACCCGGATTATAGGATTCGAGTTTTCTGTTTCCAGCGAGTCAGAACTGACTACTCTCAAAGGAAAGCTGGATACCATGAGAGGGATTAACGAGAGTGGCGGAAATGAAGACCTGGCGCAGCTTATGGGAACGATCCAGATTAACTCAGTGACTGGAGCGACCGTGAAGGCGTTCCGGGAAAAATATCCGGATATCAATATCAGCTATAAGAATATCAGCAGCATTTGCTATTTCTACAATTATGATGGGACATCTGTTCTCCGTACAGCGACGGCTACAAACGGTGGATCGGTTACCTACAGCGGAAGCACACCGACAAAGCCTTCGTCTGAATCGGAAACCTACACCTTTGTTGGATGGTCGCTGGTAGTCGGCGGACAGCGTGATCCGTCTGCGCTTCTGCATATCATTGAAGACCGGAATGTATACCCGGCATTTACAGCAAGCGTCCGGACATTCACTGTTCGTTTTTATGTAGGAACCAAGTGTATCCAGACAAAGAGCAATGTTCCCTATAGTACTGCGACAGAATACACGGGTGAGACACCCACGAATACAGCAGAATCTGATCCTACGGATTATGAATTCATCGGATGGGATAAAGAAACAACTTCGGTCAAATCGGATCTGAATGTATATGCACAGTTCCGGTATGTCGGTGCAACGTATAAGCACATCATTGACGGCAACTTGAAGAGCGAGCTTTATAATGCATTGGCGACCAAGGTTGGAAACCGTGCATGTTATTACCTTGCCAGCGTAACCAGCATTTCGTTGCCGAATGTGGAGACAGTTGAGGAGTATGCATTTGCAAATGCCAATGTTGGTAGTAATAAAGGAACTTCGCTGTTATCGGTGAGCCTGCCGCAAGCAAAGACGATCGGGCAGTATGCTTTCTACTACCAGATAAAAATGACATCTTTGGATGTAAGTGCAGCAGAAACTCTTTCAGCCAGATGCTTTAGCCATTGTGAGGCATTGCAAAGTATCGCTCTTCCAAAAGTAAAGATATTGCCTGAGTATACGTTTGAGGCCGACATAAAGCTGGAATCCGTCAGTATTCCGAAAGTTACTCGTATTGAAAAGTATGCATTTTTCTATTGTAATGCGCTTACGCACATCACACTGCCAGAAACATTGCTCGTCATTGGCGACAGTGCTTTCTATCGCTGCTTTAATCTTGAGGAGATCATCATCCCGGCCAGCGTAACATCCATTTCGTCTGAGGCGTTTCGGTCTTGCAGCAAGATGACAAGGGCCATCTTTAAGGGTCAGCCGAGTATTAGCAACAAGGCTTTTCAGGAATGTACAGCATTGACAGATATCTATGTGCCATGGTCAATGACTACGACACACGGAGAACCATGGAGTGCGCCTAATGCTGTGGTTCATTATCTGGAGGATGGCTGGATGGAAGAACTGTTCCCTGAAAGCCAGGAAGGAGAGTGAAAATGGCTGTAGTAGAAAAAACTGTGGACATCATCGGTGATGAGAGATTTACGGCATTGCTTCTGGAAAAGACAATACCAGATGACTGTCCTGTTGATCTTTATGATGAGGTAGTCCAGCAAGTCAGAAGTTATGCGATGTATAAGATGGATAAGCTGCAGTCTGTCATTTTTCCACGCGTTACGACTGTGGGAAACTATGCGTTTTATGGCTGCGCTACATTGCAGAAGGCTGAGATGCTCCTCTGCGCAACATTGGGCGAACGAGCTTTTCAAGCCTGCCCGCTGCTGGAAGAAATTGAAATGCCACTGGTCATGTATTTAAACAGCAGCTGCTTTGCGGGCTGCACAGCACTCACGAAAGCAATCTTCCCTGGTGTTACGGTCATGTATGGATCGGGAGTGTTTTCCGGGTGTCCGAACCTCAAAACGGTTAACTTCCAGAAAATGACGAATATGGGAAGTGGGTGCTTTTCCAGCAATCCCTCATTAGAACAGATCGACCTTCCTTCTATACAGGTCATAGGTAGCGCAGCCTTTAAAGGATGCACCGGACTTAAGACTGTGAATATAGGGCCGAATATCGCCTCGATACCGGCAGACGCTTTCTCAGGGACTTCATCCGATTTGGTGATCAATCTTGCAGTTTCAGAAGGGACTGTAGCGAATGCCCCATGGGGAGCGACAGATGCAACGATCAACTATGATACGCCATATGCAGGAGATATTCCTATGCCGACATAAGAGGGGGTGATGTGATTATGATTCGGAAAATGCTCTATCGTTATGAACGCGATGGCGGCGGGTATACCGTCTCGCCGGAGAGGCCGGAGGGCAAGCACTATAACGTCCGCTGGCGTCTGATCGCCGAGGAAGGCAGGGCGATCACAGACGGGGAGACAATCGTCACGGTGATCGATGTGCAGCACAGGAAGGACTGCGAAGCCTGGTCAGACTGTGACCTGCCAGACGAGATGAAACCACAATTCATAGAAACGATTGTCGAGGGCATCCAGTGATGGGTGCCTTTTCTCATGCAAAGAAAGAGAGGGTTTTGACATGAAGGAATTTTGGACAACGATTCAGGTGATCTTCACCGGGGTCGGCGGCTGGCTGGGGTATTTCCTCGGCGGCTGCGACGGACTGCTGTATGCGCTCGTGCTCTTCGTGGTGGTCGACTATATCACCGGGGTGATGTGCGCGGCAGCGGATCACAAGCTGTCTTCCGAGGTCGGCTTTAAGGGGATCTGCCGCAAGGTACTGATCTTCCTGCTGGTCGGGATTGGCCACGTGCTTGATGCGCAGATCATCGGAACCGGCAGCGTGCTGCGGACAGCAGTGATTTTCTTCTACCTGTCCAATGAAGGCGTGAGCCTTCTTGAGAACGCCGGACACCTGGGACTGCCGATTCCGGAGAAGCTGAAGGTGGTGCTGGAGCAGCTCCATGACAGGGCAGAAAAAGATGGAAACGAATGATGTGGGGCGGGAGTGATCCCGCCTCCTGCTATTTTACGAAAGGACGGAAATGACGATGGCTTTTACAAACAGTAATCTCGTAGTTTATACGAAACTCTCCCCGAATCACTCGGGAGCGAGAACACACAGTATCGACCGGATCACGCCGCACTGTGTCGTGGGCCAGTGTACGGCCGAGGGCCTCGGCGACTGGTTTGCAAAATCCAGCACAAAGGCATCCAGTAACTATGGCATCGACCGGGATGGCCGTGTGGGCATGTATGTCGAGGAGAAAAACCGCAGCTGGTGCAGTTCTTCCAATGCAAACGA